GAAAGATACCGACGTCTTTTAGTATAATTAGAGACTTCGGCCCTAAGCCAAAACGATATAAAGATTCTATTGCATCGCGAAGACGCACAAAGAGAGAGAAATGAAAATTATTCATATAGCTGATATTCACTGGAGGGGTTTATCTAGACATGATGAATATAGAGAGTCTTTTTCTCAATTTTTTGACCAGGCTAGAGAGCTTGAGCCTGATATAATCTATATTGGCGGAGATATAGTCCACAGTAAGACGCAGGGTATATCCCCAGAGCTCATAGATTGTCTCTGTTGGTGGTTTAGCTCACTAGCTGACATTGCACCCACCCACGTAATTCTTGGCAACCATGACGGCCTGGTGCTTAACAATGACAGACAGGATGCCATCTCTCCTATCTTGTCAGCTTTAAACAATCCTAACATACACCTCTATAAGGATTCGGGTGTTTATCCTATTAAAGGGTACGAAGATTTTAACTGGTGTGTGTTCTCATGCTTTGATGAAGACGGCTGGAAAAACGTAAAGCCAGAAGAAGATAAGGTAAACATAGCATTATTTCACGGTGCGGTGTGGGGATCAAAGACAGATATCAACTTTAGCCTCGAAGGAGAGGTTACAGATGACTTTTTTGATCAATTTGATTTCGCTTTGCTTGGAGATATTCACAAGACTCAATTTTTAAATGAAGATCGAACCATGGCCTACCCAGGGTCTACAATTCAACAAAACTACGGAGAAAATATAGACAAAGGATTTTTATTTTGGGATATTAAAGATAGAAATAATTTTACCAGCAAGTTCTATCAGATTCTTCATACAAAGCCTTTTGTTACAATTGATTGGAAAGGAGACGTAGAGTCTACTGTAGACGAGTCTTTTAGCTATCCAGACAGAGCTAGATTTAGAATAAGATCTAAAAACCAGATATCTCAGGCAGAAAGCACTCAACTGTATCACGCTTTAAAAAGAGAAAAAGATGCAACAGAGGTTGTATTTAAATCTGATTCATCTTTTGATGTTTCAAAAATAACAACGTCAGCCGGGTCGCTGAGTAAAGACAATCTTAGAGACCCAGCAACACACAAGAATCTTGTAAAAGAGTTTTATTCAGACTCTGAGATTTCTGATGAAGAGTTTGACAATTTAGAACAATTAATTGACAAATACATTTCGCAAGTGACTGACGAAAAAGATACACTGAGAAATACAAGATGGGAAATTAATTCGATTAACTTTGATAACTTATTTGCGTACGGGAGCGGTAATTTTGTTAATTTTAAAAATCTTACTGGTATAACTGGTATTTTTGGAAAAAATAGAAAAGGTAAATCATCTATTATCGGTGCTTTAATGTACGGGTTATTCAACACTACTGACAGGGGATCTATAAAAAATCTTCATATAATGAATAGCAGGAAAAATAATTGTAGTGCAACTATAGACATCACACTCAATGGAGACCCTATGCGGATAGAAAGAGAAACAATCTCTCACCAGACTAGAAAAGGTGAGGTCTATGCATCAACTTCTTTGCATTTGAAAAAAGCATCAATAGTTGACGGATATTATGAGAATATAACAGAAGAGCAAAGAAGGGAAACAGAGAAAATATTAAGAAAAATGATAGGGACGCCTGAAGATTTTCTAATGACATCTTTGGCATCACAGGGAGAAATGAATACATTTATTCGTGAGAAAGCAACTGCAAGAAAAGCTATTTTAACTAAGTTTTTAGATCTCGTTGTCTTTGAAAAAATGCATGACATAGCAAAGTCTGAATCATCAGAGATAAGATCTCGTGCCAAGATATACCCAAGCATAGACTACGACGAAGAGATAGACAATAGGAAGTTTGATATACTTGATCTGGAAAAGAAAATAGAAAAAATAGAAAAAGATATTTCTAAAAAAAGAAATTTTTTAAAAGATCTCAATATAGAGCTAGCAACCTCTAGTAACCCAGATATTATAACAAGTACAGATTATGAAAATCAGAAACAAATAGTTGTCGACTTAGACGAGAAGATTAAAAATGTCGAAAAGTCAAAAAGAAATATTTTAAAAAAAATAGACACAGCAAGAGAGAAAAAAGAAAAAATAGATCTTGTCAAGTCTGATTTTTCAATAGAAAATTTAAAGTTCAAGCTAGATATTCAAAAAGATCTTGAAAAATCTGTACTGGAATTAAACTATGCATATGAAAAGAGCAAGAGTGAATTAAAAAGACAAAAGAAGTCAGTTAAAAAACTATCAGAAGTCCCGTGTGGGACTAGTTTTCTTTCTTGTAAATTTATAAAAGATTCTCATCAAGATAAAAAGACTATAAATGATCAAAATAAAATCGTAAAAAAATCACTACAGTCACTTAGTGAGATAAAGAAGTCTCTATCTGTAGTCATCGCAGAAGAGATAGAGGAGAAAATTTTAAAACACGATGCTTTTGCTAAAAAGCAGACAGATCTATCTCTTGAAATCTCTAATTTACAAATATCACTAAATGATATTTTGAATGAAGAAAAGTATATTGCAGAATCTATTCATGAAGAAATAGAGACATTACAAGATATGAAAGATCGAGTAGTGTATTCCAAAGATAATCATTCATATATCGCAAGGGAAAAAATCTCATCTCTAGAAAGTGAAATAAAAACAGATGATAAAGAAAGATTAAAAAAGTTTGAAAATGTTGCAAAGCTAAGAGTTCAAATAGAAAAGATTAAAAAAGACAGAAAAGACCTGAAAAAGATTAAAAAAGACCTAAGAGTGTATGATCTTTTTATACAGGCAGTATCCAAAACAGGGATTCCTCTTCAGATAATGATGTCACAGCTTCCGGTAATTAATGCTGAAATATCAAAGATTCTGCAAGGCGTAGCTGGATTTACTGTCGAGCTTGAAGCAGATTCAGATTCAAATTCAATGGATATCTATATAAACTACGGAGACTCAAGAAGAATTATTGAATTAGCTTCTGGAATGGAAAAAATGATGTCATCTTTGGCAATTAGAGTTGCACTTATAAATGTTTCATCTCTTACTAAAACAAATATGTTAATCATAGATGAGGGTTTTGGTGCATTGGATGAAACTAATATTGAAGCATGCAGTAGATTATTAGAGTCACTTAAGAAGTGGTTTAAAAATATAATAATAATATCACACGTTGATGCAATTAAAGATGCTGTTGACAATTTGCTGGAGATAACAAAAAATGGAAAAGACGCAAAAGTCTATCACGGATAGTGATGATACAGGATTTTCTGTCACTATAGACGAAAATTTTTCTCAATCAGCGTTTTTTTGCCCAATATGTGATTTTATTATGAATAAACTAGAAGATCCAGAATTTTATCAAGACTTTGGGTGCTGTTCTGAATGTGGAATGAAGTTCGCGCAGCCAAGAAGAGCTGACTGGAAAAAAGGATGGAGACCATCCAAAATCGAAGTAGATAGTCAAAAGATAACAATTGAAAATCAACCACTAAATTTATTTTTAGTTGATGGGCATAATTAGTATTGGGAGTAATTTATTATGTTAAGCACAAGTGAAATTAATGCCTTGGGACAGATTCTCAATGATACATGGGGACAGTCAACATTAGGGAATTTTAGAAATTCAACAATGGCTATGAATACGGCTCTTTCTGGAGACAGCTTATCGTGTAACTATACCACTGTCGTACACCTGGCTTCTGAAAGAAATCTAAGAGATCAAGTCAAAGTATTTGAAGATGAATCTATTAAGTTGACAAGTGACTATGTGAAAATTATTAAAAAAGAATTTAAAGAATCAACTGGAAGAGCACTAAAGGTAAAAGAATCTGGAACGTCTGATAGTGTTGAGATGATAACCACGTCTCCATTTTCACCTAGAAAGACTGCCTACTATAAAAGATTTACAAGGTTCAAGGTTGAATAATGTCCAAAATTAACAAATCGAGGCAGGTAGCTGAGATTGTTAAGTGTGGAAAAGATCCTGTATATTTTTTCAACTCTTACATGAAGATCCAGCATCCGGTAAGAGGGCTAATAAAGTTTAATACGTATCCCTTTCAGGATGATTGCGTCGAGACATTTAATAGTGAAAGATTCTCTATAATTTTAAAATCTAGACAGCTTGGAATGTCTACGCTTTCTGCGGGTTATGCTGTGTGGCTCGCTCTTTTCCAGAGAGATAAAAATATATTAGTTATTGCAACAAAGCTGAGTGTCGCACAAAACTTTATAACAAAAGTGAAGACCATGATAAGAAGTCTTCCAAGCTGGCTAGTTTTGCCAGAAATTATTACAAACAATAAGCAGCTATTGGAGTTTAGTCACGGGTCCTCTATAAAGGCCATACCAACATCAGACGACGCTGGTAGATCTGAAGCACTTTCCCTTCTTATTATAGATGAGGCAGCGTTTGTAAGAAATTTTGACTCTTTGTGGATGGGGCTCTATCCTACAATTTCTACAGGAGGTAGAGTTATAATTTTATCAACTCCAAACGGAGTAGGCGGACAATATTACAAGCTCTACACAGATGCAGAAGCTGGTTTAAATGAGTTTACACCAATAAAAATTCCGTGGGATGTACATCCTGAGAGAGACAAAGAGTGGTTTGATGAAACGACAAAAAATCTTTCTGATAGGCAGATTTCACAAGAGTACCTTTGCGATTTCGCGTCTTCTGGCGATACGTTTTTATCTTCAAATGACATAGAGTGGGTAAGAGAGGCATGTATTCCTCCTAAAGATAGGCTGGGTGTAGATAGAAATGTATGGGTGTGGAAGTATCCGCTTTCTGAGCATAGCTACGTAATTTCTGCAGATGTAGCAAGAGGAGACTCTCGAGACTATTCTACATTTCATATAATTGATTTAAATGCAGGAGAATGTGTAGCAGAGTATAAAGGAAAAATACCCCCTGATAGATTTGGTGAGCTTTTAAATGAATTTGGATTAAAATACAATAAAGCGCTTTTGTGTCCAGAAAACAATAGTTATGGATATGCTACTATCATAAAGCTAAAAGAGCTACAATATCCAAACCTTTACTATAAAAGAAGAAAATCAGTCTTTATTGGAGACTATGTTCCCAAGGCGGAAAGTGATATTGCAGGTTTTACAACAAGCGGAAAAACACGTAATTTAATATTAACAAAACTTGAAGAAGTTATAAGAAACAAGGAAGTTAATATTTATTCAACTAGGTTCTATGAAGAATTAAAAACATTTGTGTGGAAAGGAAACAAGGCACAGGCTATGAAGGGATACAATGATGATCTTGTTATGAGCTTTGCCATTGGGATGTGGATGTATGATTCATCTTCTGAATATGGTAAAAATTCTAAAGAACTTAACTCTGCAATGTTGAAGGCTATGAAGATGACAAGAAATACATATGATGATATGCCTGGAGCAATTACCGAGGGTCGCCCGCATAGTGCTACATCTAGAAACCCAACTGATAATCCTAACAATGTAAAAAAGTCACCTCTTTCTCCTGGCTGGAATAAAAAGCTCCAGCTTCTAAAGGATTGGGATTGGGTAATTAAGTGAGATCTTAAATGGCAGATATGAATTCACAGGGTCTTTTTAGAAGACTAACACAACTTTTTAGAAGTGGACCAGTTATAAAGAGAAAGGTGAGAGACTTCGAGTCATCATCAAAAACTTCGTCTGCATTCGAGATGTTCAGAAAGACTCAGAGCCATGTCTACAGCACTGCTATGAGCGCGTACGGCACTTATGATAGAATGGCGAGATATTCAGATTTCAGTGAAATGGAATACACGCCTGAGATAAGCTCGGCCCTAGATATCTACGCAGAAGAGACTGTGGCGTCAGATGAGCATGGAAAAGTTTTACACATTCATTCTGAAAATCCAACTATTCAAAAGCTTTTAGATGAAGTTTTTTATGACATATTGAATGTCGAATTTAATCTTACAGCGTGGGTCAGAAATCTGTGTAAATATGGTGATTTCTTTCTTTTTAATGATGTTGATCCAGAATATGGCATTATTAACGGATATCCCATGCCAGTCAATGAGGTTGAGCGTGAAGAGGGGTTTGATCCCACAGATCCCATGGCTGTGAGGTTTAGGTGGGTTACGCAGGGAAATCAAGTTCTTGAGAATTGGCAGGTGTGCCATATGAGAGTTTTAGGAAATGATGCATTTCTTCCATACGGATCTTCTGTTCTTGAAGCAGCTAGGAGAATATGGAGACAGCTAATCCTTGTTGAAGATGCGATGCTAGTTTATCGTGTTGTAAGATCTCCAGAGAGAAGAGTTTTTTACGTAGATGTAGGAAATGTTCCTCCTGAAGAAATTCCCAACTACATGGAGCAGGTCCAGTCCACGCTTAAGAAGGCCCAGGTTGTCAATAGAGAGACAGGCAGAGTAGATCTGAGATATAATCCACTAAGTGTAGATGAGGATTATTACCTTCCAGTCCGAGGATCAGAATCGGGAACAAAAATCGATACGCTTGCTGGCGGAGCGAATGCCACAGCAATCGAAGATGTAGAATATATTCAGAAGAAACTATTTGCTGCATTAAAAATACCTAAAGCATATCTTGGTTATGATGAAGGCCTGGGAGCAAAAGCAACGCTTTCTCAAGAAGATATAAGGTTTTCACGAACCATTAATAGGATACAGAGAACAGTTATAGCAGAGCTTAATAAGCTAGCAATAATTCACTTATTTTGCAATGGATTTGAAGGTGAAGACTTGTTAGACTTTGCTCTACAGCTATCCAATCCGTCAACAATAGCACAGCAGCAAAAGCTAGAGCTCTATAGAACACGATTTGAAATTGCTACAAGTGCAGCAGGCGTCGAAGGACTGGTAAGTAGAGACTGGGTAAGAAAAAAGCTATTTAGCATGACCGACGATGATATCAAGACAGTAAGAGATCAGAGAATAGATGACAAGATGGAAGATCTTGAAATCGAAGCCGTCAAGCTGCCTACACCAGAAGGTGAAGAAGCAGGCGGTGCAGGTGAAGCAGGCGAAGATATCGGAATCGAGGAAGAGGGAGAAGATCTAGAAGTTGCATCTGATGACATGAACACAAGAGGCCTGCCGCTTCTTACAAACGACAGCACATTTAGTTTAAAAAATCTTTCAATAAGTGACATCAGTGCGCCAATCAAAGCGCAAAATAACGTCAATCAAATATCAGAATTGTTTGCTGATGATGAAAAACTACTAGAAGACGAAACCCCAGCTCAGAAAGATATAGCAAACAGCAAGAGAAGAAATAAAAAAGGATATTCAGACACAGATCACCTAAAGCTAGTCTCTTCAGATCCTAAAGATGCTTCTGATTCTATATCACATCCTGATGGTGAAAAACTTAGAAAACAAAAAGAAAAAAGCGAAAGGAAAAAAGATATAAATCCTGCTCGTGATCTTCATAAGTTTTCTAGACTATCAGAATATGATGACTTTATTACAGGTTTTATAGACGATAAGATGGATATTCAAACAAGAATGACATCTCAGATACGTTCTACGTTAAAATCCCTTGAGACTAAAATAGGTAATAACAGTAGAGTAATTTCTGAATCAGAAGATTCACAAGAAGAGGAGATATAGTTCATGCCAAAATCTCACAACAAGAAAAGAAATGTAGGGATTATTTATGAGCTGATGCTAAGAAGTATTTCAAACTCACTAATAAATGATGACAAAAAATCAGCACAAAAAGCGCTAGATATTATAGCTAAAAGATTTGATAAATCTACAGAAGTATATAAAGAATTCAGGCTTTTTAATGCACTTGCAAAATCAACTGTTAGTAGTTCTGCAGCAACAGCGGGAATTTTGATGGAGGCTAAAAATGCAGCAAGAAGGTGCAATACTTCAAAATTAACAAAAGAGAAATCAGCTCTTATACGGGACATAAACTATAATCTTGGAGATTCTAGCTTTTATCATAGAAGAGTGCCTGAGTATACAACATATGCTACAATTCAAACTCTTCTAAACGATTGGAGAAAAAACGATCAAGCAGATCTTACAAGAGTTATTCAATATGAATCAAAAGTAGCAGAACATCTTCTTTCTGAAAAAATTGAGCCAGACCTTGACAAGTGTGTAGACAGCGATGTAAACTCGCTAGTTGTCAATATAATGACAGAAAAAATTAATAAAAAGTATAGTGGAAAATTTAGTGATGATCAAAGAGATGTGATACAAGATTATATATTTTCTCTATCTGATGTAAAAAATGACAGAATACACTTGAAATTAAACGAGATAAAAGATAGAACACTTGTTGATTTAGATTCATTTAAAAGCCAGACTAAGAATTCTATACTTCTTGAAAAAGTTAGTGAAGTTAGAAATAAGATTATTAGTGAATCATTTGATGAAATCAACGATAGCTCTATTTCAAGATTTTTAATTCTAATGCAGCTCCAGGAAGAGCTCGCCGGGGTGATTAATGAGTGAAAATTTAAAACTATTAACAGAGTGGACGCCTCTCTCTTATACAGCAGAGATGATAAAAGAGTCTAAGGACTTAAACTCTGGAAAGATAATGCTAAAAGGAGTATTGCAACGATGTAATACTTTAAATCAAAATGGTCGAATTTATCCGAGATCTGTTTTGCAGAGAGAAGTTACAAATTATCAAAAATTTATATCTGAAAACAGGGCCCTTGGTGAATGTGATCACCCGGATTCATCAGTCGTAGAGCTTAAAAATGTATCTCATATAGTTAGGCAAGCAAGTATGGATGGAGACAACCTTATTGGAGTTATTGAAATTCTCGATACGCCGAGCGGAAAAATATTAAAAAGTCTCATAGAAGCAGGTGTGACTTTGGGAATATCTTCAAGAGGTGTAGGGTCAACTACAAAAGAAGGTGATACCCAGATAGTTCAAGATGATTTTCAATTGATTTGTTTCGACATGGTGAGTGAGCCTTCTACACCTGGTGCATTCATGATGAGAGAAGGCAAAGAGATATCAAGAAAAGATCTTGATAAGCATTTTACACAAACAGACAGAATAGATAGGATTTTTAACGATATCTTGTCTTGGTGAGAAAATGGCAAAATTAACTAGAATAGCTATAAAATCAATTGTTAAAGAGTGTCTTATAGAGATATTACAGGAAGGCCTCATGAGCAAAGAGGTCGCACCTCTAAAAGAGTCTATTAGGAATACTTCCCATGCTCACATCTCTGAAAATAGAAAAAAAAGAAGAATGAGCGAAGAGCATTCACGTAGGCTAGGTCTAGACAAGATAGGGCATGCAGGTAAAAAAAGAGTGTCTAACGAAAGCTTTGAAAATAGTGTAAAGGAAACTGCAAAAAGTCTGACATCAGATCCGGTTTTATCATCGATTCTAGAAGATACAGCAAAGACGACGCTCCAGGAGCAGATTGTAGCTGAACAAAGTGGTCCAAATGGAATTAGTATTCCTACATCTATGGCAGGCGATGAAGCAGCTAGAACCGTCGCTATGTCAACTCCAGAGGATCTTTTTGGAGACTCAGCAGGAAAATGGGCAGATCTTGCTTTTTCCGGTCCAGTTAATAGACCGCAAAATTAGACAATCATTTGTCTAATTTATTAGACAGACGTATATGTATTAGTGTTATCTTGGAGGATTAAATGTCTAAAAAGCTCACTTTCAAAGATCTCAAGCGCATAGTGCTTGAAGAAAAGAAAAAGATTGAAAAAAAAGTCGTGACATCAGTTGATGACGTCGAGACAGTTGACGACGCCTGGGCTGGCGGCGAAAATCTTGTTAATAAGATAGATTTTATTAAAAAGCTAGGAATAAAAGAGTCAAAGCTAAGAATCAGGGCGAACAAGATATCTAAAATACGATCAGAAATAAAAAAGAGGATAGTAAAAGGGCTATAATAGATTATGTCTGAACTTGATCCACTACCAGAAGGATATCACTCGAGAGGTCAAACCATGGTTGAGCCAGATCCTCCGCGCGAGGGATATGCTTCTAACGGGACGCTAGTAGGGTATAGAAATGACGCAATACTTAAAGGATCGTTTCCCAACTCTCCCATAATGTGGTCAGATGACTCTGGTAAACTTTTAACTGATAAGAAGCTGACTAAGCTATATAGAAGGACACTTGCAACGGGAGTTGAAAAAGGGTATCTTTTTCCAGAAGGAGTGCAGTTTAACTATGTAAATGCACCTAATATGAGTGATGTGGGCCCTGCTGGCCAAGCTGGTGGCGATGGAAAACCCGTCGGTGGTCAAACAGAGGACGGTTCTGCGTGGCCAGTACCGACACCTGTTAATGCTCTAGGGCCAGCTGTAGGAGGTACTTTTGGAATAGGTGCAAGCCCAACAGATCAGCGCCCCTATGATTTCGATGGAGGAGTTCCAAAGCAAAAATCTATTAATTTTGGGGCTGGGCCGTCTTCACCCGTAAACCCGTCAGATTCATCAGCTGATACTGCAGATCAAGATTTTACAGATTTACAGCTAGGAAAATCAAATTCTCTAAGAATTGGATCATATACACCGTCTGATGACACTGGAGGGTCATGATGCCTAGCGAAAATCAAATAATAGTTGAGCTTATACCAACTACTGTGGGTGGTGCTCTCGGAGAGAGAGACGAGAAAAAAACTAAGGCATCTTTTGTGGGCTGCCCTACATTTGAAGGAGACTATAGCATTGATGACAAGGTTAGGCTAGTATATGTCCAACAAGCTCTAAAAGCTTCAGAAGTAGACGGATACGGATTCTCTAGCTTTAATACAGACTATTTGGCAAATGGTGCACCTGACCTAAGCACTTGCGTCGATTCGGGCGCTGATAACTCTGGAGGACCTCAGCTAGGGAAGGCACTAACTCCTAATGATGAAGAGACAAAAAACTGGCCAATACCTAATCCAGCATCTGCGGTAGATGCAACTTGGACGCTACAGCCAAAACCAGACTATAATAACGATGCTGACAAGCCCAAACAGAGAAATATAAACTACGGCAGCGGTCCAGTTGGACCACAAAGCCCAAGTGACACGTCTGGAATTATTGCTAGGCAACTTCCGTGGACTCTATCACCAGGATCTTCAACATAGTTGAGTTGTTTTTTTTCTTGCATCATACTTATATTATGAACCCGTAAGGAGATTTAAAAATGGCATCACAGCCCCAAACAATAGTACAGCCCGCAGCTCCCGTAGATCGGCCTTATGGGTCGAGAAACGAAGGCAATATACAGGCAGCTTTTCCCACATCACCGCTATACACAGATTATAATGATGATTCTGCTGTAAAGGAGATATATCAATCTACTGTTCTTGACGGAACTGTTACAAACGGCCTCGGCTTTCCTAATTTTAATCCAGAATATACAGCGAACGGATCTCCTAGTTTTGATAATGTGGACACGGGCGGTGAAGGCAAGCCAGCAACTCCATACACACCTAATCCAGCGTCTCCTGGTGCTGGTAGCACAAATGCCGCTGATCAGCCAGAATTTACAGGAACTATTCCAGATAGCTCACCTGAATTCGGGTCTGGTTTAGGTGGGCTTGTCTCTCCAAGCATAACAAGTGCAGAGATACAATCACAAACTTTAGGATCATATGGGCTTGGAAAATCTTTCGCCGGATCTAATGGTAAACAATAGGTCGTAATGACTAAAAGACTTTACTATAATCAAGCATCTGCTACGGGTGATCCAAGAACTGGTCACGGATATGGTAAGGCACAAAAGATTCCTAGCATGGGAAGCGGCCAGGGATCTGAGAGACCCATGAGTTCATCTGAAACTGGAATTTATAGAGCAGGGCCATCTTATAGTGAAGAAGACGATGAAGACGAAGATGATATTTTTGACGATAAGCCAGAAACTGATAAATTTGTAAGGATGATAAATAAACAATCTAACTATAGCTCTGACCAAGGATTCTGGCCAAGGGCTGATAGAGGTTCTCTTGGTCAAACTAGCATAGGATGGGGGCTAGGGTTGGGTGCAACAGGAATAGGTGAAGCTGCTGCAGCAGTAAGATCTACAGGTCTTAGTCTTCCAAGGGCAAAAGGGCAAAGACTGCCAAAAGCTAGCAAAAGCATAGCTCCTTTCTCTGCAGCAGTATTATATCCTCGCGGATTTGACGGTCCGCCACTGGGATCGGGAGGTGCAGGACAGGCATTTAATACAACAGGCCCTTATAAAAGAACAGGAACACAGTATGGATCATCTCGGGCGCCATTGTCTCAGCCTGAAGAAGAAGAATTTCCGCTCATGAACTATGACGATATTATCGACATGGATGCAGGAGAAAGATCAATACTTCGTCAGAGAATAAAGATAATGAGACTATTAAATAAAATAGATGAGATCGATTCTGATGAAATTTAAAATTCAGCATAATAATTAAATACTAAGAGGGTACTTATGTCAAATACCATTTATACAGATGCAATAGCAGAAGCTAAGCTTTTAAAAGAAACTGCAGAACAAAATGCAAAAAATGCTATAATCGAAGCAGTAACGCCAAGAATTAGAAGTTTTATTGAAGATCAGCTTCTTGGAAATAATCAAGTTGACAAATCTTATGATCATGACATTCTTGAATCAGTTGCTTCTGATATCGTCGGCGAATCTTCTATAGATGAAGTTATGCTCGACGAAAGTGCTCTCGTGTCACTTTTAGAGGTATTTGGCGGAAAAGAAATATCAAGTCTCGCAACAGAATCTTCTGTAAAAGATGCCTTACGCGAGTCATTTGTGTCTCTAGGCGCTGCTGAAAGGCAAAAATTGATACAGGTAGCCAATAAACTTAACCAAAACATAGATCTTTTTACAGATGACATAATACCTAATGATGTACACATTCAACAGGAGAGCTCTAGAATGTCAGCAAATAAAGATAGACTTTACGAGGTTGATCTCGATGAATTAGCAGAGATGGCTGCAGCAATGATGGCAGAAGAGGATCATGATGAAGTTGAGTTAGAAGAATTGGAAGGCGGTCCAGAGGTGGAGCCGCAAGATGAAGATGACAAACTTGATGAAATAATGAGTATCCTGGGTCTTGGTCATCTCAACGAAGACAAGATTGAAATTGATCTAGGCGACGCAGAGCTTCCTGATGATATTCAGCTTGCAGCGAGACTTGTTCTTGATGACGAAGATGAAGAAGAAGTTGAAGTTGAAGATGAGGAAGAGATAGAACTCCCAGATGAAGGTGGCGAGCTCGAAGATCTCGATGAGGTATTTGATATCGATCCTGGAATGCTTCGGTCTGAAATCAGAAGACTTAAGATAGGCATCTCAGAAGCCAAGGAGCTCGCAAAGTTAAAAGGTATTAAAAATGACATGGCCCACAGCTGGGGAGGAAAAGGATCCTCAGGTGCTGGAGTTAAAGGAGCATACGGTGGCTCTGGAACTGGCAAGGCCGGTGTCGATGGTTCATATGGTGGAGGCAAGGCTTCTGGCGATCCGTTAAAGGTTACGCTTAACAAGCTTTCTGAAGCTGTGAAAAATGAGAGACGCAAGAATCGATCTCTCGCAAATAGGCTCAGTGAATACAGAAGTGCAGTTGAAACACTTCGTGAGCAATTGACAGATCTCAATCTGTTTAACGCAAAGCTTCTCTATGTTAATAAGCTGTTGCAAAACAAGGACGTCTCATCCTCGCAGAGGAAAACCGTCGTTGAGTCAATTGACAACGCAAAAAGTCTAAGAGAAGTTAAGTTAGTTTATAAAACTTTGACAGAATCCTTTTCGAAGGGTAGTGGCGGAGCTTTAAGAGAATCTGCGACACGACGCGCACTCGGTTCATCTTCAAGAGTTGCAGGAAGATCATCATCTGACTCTGCAGCAACAGAGGTAAATCGATGGGCAGTGCTTGCAGGAATTAATAACAACGAATAAGAACAACTGCACAAATAAAACATAAAGGAGTTATAATGTCTAAGTCGTTCACACTTAATCAGCTAACCGAAGGTATTCGCGAAAGAAACGTGGGTGCCGATGGTATGCGATTAGTGGAAAAGTGGACTCGAACGGGTCTACTCCGCGGTCTACAGGACCATGGTCGCGAGACGATGTCTCGCTTGCTTGAAAATCAGGCTTCACAGCTGCTTAAAGAGCAAAGCTCAATAAGCTCCGGTGGTGGTAACCTTACTTCCTCTGGCGATCTTCGCGGTTTCACAAATATCGCATTCCCAATCGTTCGTCGAGTTTTCGGCGGATTAATTTCAAATGAACTTGTTTCCATCCAGCCAATGAGCCTTCCTTCTGGTCTGCTTTTCTATCTGGATTATACATACGGATCCAATGTCGGTGGTGACGCAAGCCTTACAACAGGCAATGCAGGTACCCTTGATACTGAGCAGTATGCTAGAGGACAGTCAATTTACAACATGCCACCAGGTAAAGGTGTCCGTTCCGGATCTCTTGCTGTTGGCGGTCAGTATGACCTTGTTGGAACGACATATTCTAAGGTTCATAAGACATCAACGAGCCTATCGCTTCTTGCGTCAGGCGCGTATAATGGCGGCTCAACAATATCAAACGGAGCTTATCTATGGTCAACAGGTTCTGATGGAAAGGCGCTTCAGTTCGATCCACAGGTCACAAACTTGATTGAAGATAACCTTTCTAGCACAACACCTGCATCACTTGGTATGTTCCAGCTGCTTGTTGTTAATCTTACGACCGGGTTCCCGACAGATGCCGACCTTAGTCAAATCAAGGGATTTGGATTGTTCACTAACTCTGGAACAGGCGGACGCACGATTGTTTCAGATGCAACGTTGCACGAGATAGGACCATCCGATAAGATTCAGAATGGTAAGGGTATTCTTAACATTCGTCGTCTTAATCAGCTTGGTACATATGTGGGAAGTAAGTTCACACCTGATCCAATGGTAACAACAAGCACAGCTAATGCTGCTTTGCTTCTTGTCATATCTGGAACTCTACGTCAGCCAACTGGTACAACAACTGCTAACAACCTCACCGGTTCTTACGTTATAGCTCCAAGTCTTGATGTTGAATCTGGTGTTGGATCAACGTTAACGATTCCAACATTTGAGTCTAACTTCGGCACTTCTCCATCTCCAGTCATCCCAGAGATCGACATAAAGATTGAGTCAATTGCTGTTACAGCTCAGACACGTAAGCTTCGTGCTCGTTGGTCACCAGAGCTTGCTCAGGACTTGAATGCTTACCACAGCCTTGACGCTGAGGTTGAGCTTACTCAGATCCTCTCTGAGCAGATCGCACTTGAGATTGATCGCGAGATCCTCAATGATCTTCTTAGTGAAGCTAAGGGTGCTAACTATTACTGGTCAAGAATGCCAGGTAAGTTCGTTAATAAGACAAGCGGTACAGAGCAGACTAAGTCTTCGACATTGGCTGCTGGTCCTGCATTCACTGGTACAGTTCGTGAGTGGTACGAGACCCTGGTTGAGACAATCATTGATGTAGCAAACCAGATTCATCGTAAGACGTTGCGCGGCTCAGCCAACTTCGTTGTGACCTCACCAGAGGTTTCCACCGTCTTTGAGGCTTCAGTACTCTATAAGCCGAACATAAGCATGGATGGACAAGGGCAGATGGGTAATCCATTCACCCTAGGCGCAACTCCGGTTGGTTCTCTTAGTAATCGCTTCACAGTCTATAAGGATCCTTACTTCCCTCGGAATAAGATCCTCGTTGGCTACAAGGGCGGTAGCTATCTTGAGACAGGCTATGTATAT